GTTTACGGTACAATGCTTTCTAAGTGGAATGCTGACGAGCCTAAAGAGTTCGACAAGTTCCAGATGGAAGAGCTACAGATTCTAAAGTACCAGACGGTGGAGCAGGTAGCTACATCTACAGACTCCCAGCTACAGCGTGTCGGTATGAGTGGGTTTGCGTTAAGAGACAAGGCTAGGGCATATCTGGCGAGACAAAACCAGACCGCTGCTTCAACTGCCTTAGAGGACGCTCAGAAGGAGTTAGCGATTCTCAAAGAGCAGGTAGCTCTTCTTACTAGCAATAGCAAGCCTAAAATGGGAAGGCCAAAAAAAGAGGATTAAAGTATGTCATCCACGATGCTGCAACTGGTTTCACAGGTAACAAACGAACTAGGTGTTAGTACACCAACATCAGTTGCAGGCAATACCAATCAGGATGTGATTCAGATTCTTGCGCTCATGAATGCTTCGGGGTACGAGTTACTCCGTAAGCATGACTGGCGTAGACTTACAAAACAGCACCGCTTCTACACAGAATTCTTAACTACTACTGGCACATGGGCTAGTGGTGGCTCTACAGTCACAGCAATACCATCGACCACTGGACTAGACAGCACCTACCAGCTAACTGGCGTAGGTATGGCAAACGACACCCAGATACAGACAGTTGACTCAGGCACAGCAATAACTGCCACACAACAATTCACAGACTCAGGCACAAACGCTACTGTTACCTTTATGAAGGTAAAGTACGCACTGCCAGCAGATTACGACTCTACAGTACCTAGAACTCATTGGGATAAGGACAAACATTGGGAGATGCTTGGCCCAATTGACGCTCAACAATGGGAATGGCTGCTGTCAGGCTACATCTCTACTGGCCCACGCATACGTTGGCGCTTGCTAGGTGCATACTTCCAGATCTGGCCCGGCGTTTCAGACAATGAGTTCTTAGGCTATGAGTATAGAAGCAATGGATGGGCCGAAAGCTCACTAGGAGTGGCTAAGACGAGCTTTACTGTAGACTCTGATACCTGCATATACCCAGACCGTTTAGTCGTTCTAATGACGAAACTGAAGTATTTTGAGGCTAAGGGCTTCGATACTACGGCTATGTATAGAAACTTCCTGACAGAACTTGAAGTGGTTATGGCTCAAGATCAGAGTTCAGCTAATCTATCGTTTGCTCCAAGACCGGGTACAGTCCTCATCGGCTATGATAATCTGCCTGACACCGGCTACGGAACGCAGAACTAATGATGCTTCCAACGCACACCAGATTTTATTCGACTTATGGTATTTGCACGAACGCCATAATCAAGTGCAATGAGGCGGTGCAATCGGGTATCCTGTCTAATCGCATCAACTTGTATGCCAGTAAGTTTAGCTGTGCCACAATTCTCTCCGCGATTAGTAGTCCCGTGCCTAACTTTATCAGCATGGTTATTCTTAGCTGTATCCCATCTAAGATTACTCAAATGATTATTTTGTGGATTACCGTCATTATGGCAACACTCCATTCCTATCGGTCTTTTACCTACAAATGCCTCAAGAACAAGTTTATGCGGTCTGACCTGAGCTTGTTTGTTGTTTGCCCACAAACAGCAATAAGGCCGTCCGTCATGTTTGTCAATTGTCAGTTTTTTAATTGTATTGGTTTTTACAGTAAGTATTCTGCCGTAATCAGAAATCTTGTAGAATCCTTCAAAACCAATTGCATCGCGCCATTCTTCCATGATGTTCCCCATATAAACAATAAGGGGAGATTATAGCATATGTTCCCAGCACAAAAGACCGCGGCACAAGTAGCTTCTGTACCTGCTCCAGTAGGTGGCTGGAATGCTCGTGATTCTATTGCGAACATGGAACCTACCGATGCTGTCGAGTTAATCAACTTCTTTCCATCCTATTCAAACGTAGTTCTACGCGGCGGGTACTCTAACCACGCCACAGGCATAACTGGTCAGGTTGAGACTTTGATGAACTACTCAACTGGCACGGGTGAGGAGCTGTACGCAATTGCTGGAACACAGATATATGACGTTACCTCTGCTGGTGCAGTAGGTGCGCCTGTAAAGGTAGGCTTAACAAACGCTCGATGGGAGTTCATCAATGTCACTACTGGCGGCGGTAGCTATCTATACCTAGTCAACGGTGTAGACGCTCCTTTGCTATTTGATGGCACTACATGGGCCTCTATTACTGCTGTATCGCCTATAGCTATAACAGGCGTTACGACTACAACACTAGATAATATTACTCTGTTCAAGAACAGGGTATGGTTTACGCAAAAGGAATCATTAAAGTCTTGGTATTTGCCTACTAATCAGGTCGGTGGTGCAGCTAATGTTCTCGATCTAAGTACCATTGCTAAGTTTGGTGGTCACATTACAGACGTAGCGACATGGACGATTGACGCTGGCTACGGAGTTGATGACAACCTAGTATTTATTACAAGCAATGGCGAGTGCATAGTTTTTAGTGGTACTGACCCTGCTAGTTCTGCTACTTGGGCATTGGTTGGCGTATGGAAGCTAGGCTCTCCTATTGGTGATCGCTGCTTCATGAAGTACGGTGGTGACATCTTAATCATGACATACGATGGATTAATACCCCTTGCAGCATCACTACAAAGCTCTAGGCTCGATCCTCGTGTCGCTTTGAGCAACAAGATACAAGGCGCGTTCACTGCCGCTTCTATACAGTATGCAGATCACTTTGGCTGGCAGATACATTACTCAGCTAAGAATAACGCTGTATGGGTCAACGTACCTGTAGATGAAGGTAACAATCAAGAGCAGTATGTAATGAATACGATTACCAAATCTTGGTGCAAGTTTCAAGGCTGGGAAGCCAACTGCTGGGAATCGTTCGGAGATAATCCATACTTCGGCGGCAATGGCGTTGTCGGCAGGGCTTGGGATTCAACCTATGCAGATAACAATACAGACATTAATACTAACGTGCTGCAAGCGTTTAACTACTTTGAGCAGCGCGGCATAAAGAAATACTTTACTAGAGCTAGACCATCTATATTTACTGACGGTCTACCAGCTATACAAGTCTCAATGAACATTGACTACGATGTATCTGACCCTACAGCGGCGCTGTCGTTTTCTCCAAATGCTTATGGATTATGGGATTCTGGGATATGGGATACGTCAGTCTGGGGGCAAGGTCTAACGATTACCAATAACTTTCAAGGGGTTACAGGGATAGGGTATTGCGGCGGTATACACCTTAAAAGCGCATCCCAGACCCTGCAACTTGAATGGGCGGCAACTGACGTAGTTTATCAAACTGGATGGGCTGGCATATAGTACAAGGCGATTCTGTTGGTGCATGGGTAGCAGAACAGACCACAGGATCGTACCATTATAATGCTCAATCTATTGGGTTAGAGAGAGATGGGGACATAGTTGCAGGGGTGATATACGAGAGCTTCATGGACACTACCATCACCTGCCATATTGCAATTATTGGAAGAGTGAACAAAAAGTTTCTGCGGGCGATATTTAATTACCCGTTCAGAGTATGTAATGTAGATAAGATAATAGCTCCAATCATTGCGGATAATGATAAGAGCATTAAGCTAGTAAAGAATATGGGCTTTACTGAAGAGGCTAGAATTAAGAGAAGTAACGGTGATATGATATTTTTTACTATGCTGAAAGATAACTGTAAATTTTTAGGGGATAAGTATGACTAAGAAATCAACTCCACCACCAGTGCCAGATTATGCCGCTGCTGCAAAAGCGCAGGGTGCTGCTAACGTAGATGCTGCTAGGGCTACGGCAAAGTTAGGCAATCCTAACATCTACGGGCCTTTGGGCAGTCAGACCATATCGTATGGAACAAAAAATAACATAGTAGATCAGGCTGGATTTGACAAAGCAATGGCAGCTTATAATAAGACTAATAAAAAAGGCGCTGCTCCTGACATAGCTAAATTTACATCGCCTGATTTTGATATACCAACGATTACGCAAAGTCTCACACCAGATGCTCAAGCAACATTAAATGCACAACAGGGAGTAGAAAGATCGCTTGCAGAACTAGGGCAGCAGGGGATTGGTACCGCTAAGACTATATTAGGAACTCCTTTTGACCCCAATCTGCCGGGTATCCAAACAAATTTGGGTACGGTATCACCAGCTAATCAAACTGCATATACCGCTGGAACTGCTCAAGGCTCTGTTGCTGGGCCTAACTTTCAGCAAGATATAGATACGTCAGGAATAGCAGCAATGCCTGTAAACGCAGGTATGACTGGTCAGCAAGCAATTATGTCTAGGTTACAGCCTCAGTTAACACAGAATGAGAATGCAACAAGGCAGCGTCTTGCAAATCAAGGTCTAGTTACTGGTGGCGAGGCTTATGAGAATGAAATGCGTACTATGGGCCAGAACAGAAACGACTTAGAGCTACAAGCTGCTGCTCAAGGTATCAATCTTGATGCACTTATGAATCAGCAAGGTTTTAATCAAGCTCAAGCTCAAGGTCAGTTTGGTAATGACGCGCAGACATCACAATTTAACGCTGCATTGCAGAATGCTGGACTAGGTAACTCTGCGCTTCAGCAGAACTTTGGCAATCAGTTATCGGGACAATCAGCACAAAATGCAGCTATTGCACAAAATTATAATCAGCAACTAGGTCAGGCTCAGTTTGGCAATACAGCGCAAGATCAAAGTCTGGCTCAACAGCTTACATTGCGTAATCAACCATTAAACCAGATCACGGGCTTGATGAGTGGATCACAGATACAGATGCCACAGTTTCAAGGCTATCAAGGCGCTAATATTGCTGCTTCTCCAGTCTATCAAGGCGTACAAGATACGTTTCAAGGTCAGATGGATCAGTACGCACTCAAGCAACAATCTAAAAATGCTGGACAAGGCGGCATGATGAGTACATTAGGCTCACTTGGCGGCGCTGGAATGATGGCATTCTAATGCTAGGACTAGCTTTCTCAGGTGGTAAAGATTCTTTAGCTTGCTGGTATCTATACAAAGCTAAGAAACCTATTGTGTTTTTTGTTAATACTGGAAAAACATATCCTGAGACGATGGCTCTTGTAGAAGAGATTAGGGTAGAAGCAGTTGAATTCATTGAGATTAATGTAGATCAACAGGCTCAGATTGACGCTAATGGTATACCTAGTGACATTGTGCCAATAAACAACACATTAGATGGAATGAGTGTTTCTGGTGAGAAACCTGTCCTTATACAGAGCTACTTAAATTGCTGCATGGAGAACATAACATTACCTTTATCACGCGCTATAAAAAAACGTGGCATTACACAGTTAATATTTGGACAGCGTAATGATGAGTCATTTAAGGGTAAGTCTAGGCATGGAGCAGTTTTAGACGGCATTGAGTACATACAGCCTATAGAAAAGTGGACTGGCAAACAGGTATTAGACTTTGTGGCAACGCAGCGCGGTCAACTGCCGGAACACTTTAGCTTAAACCATACAAGCCTTGACTGTTATGACTGCACGGGCTTTATGAAGGACTCAGCAGATAGGGTTGAATGGACTAAAGTTAACCATCCAGAACTATATGATAAGTATGCGTTAAACATGAGCAAATTAAAGGGTACAATCATTCCAATCGTTGAGCTAATGAGGTAGTTATGCCAAACAGAATAGTAAATTTCCAGATGCAGCAGCCGGGTGAGATGGCTAATCCACAGGTCGTTGGAGTAGGGCAACAAAACCGCATGAAGTTAGCTGAAAGACTTAGGCAGTATGGTCTTGGTGGAGATGAGACTGGTAGTCAGCAACTCTCTGATTCATTTAACCAACAAATGCAGTATGGTGATATGGATCGCTTCA